GTCGAGATCATTGGATCAACACTAAGTGCCACGCTGCCGGTCAAGCTGACCAGCTCCAGCTCGTTGAAGATCGCGCCATTGCTCTCGTTGTAGACAATCAGCGTGCCAAACTCCCAGCGCACGATCTGGCCCCAGTGGCTGCTGATGTTGTCCACCAGGTAGCCGATGGCGCTGGACTGCGGGTCACCGATCAGCCACTTGTCGTAGGCCCACACCAGGTTGCGCGCACGGTACTGACTGAAGCCGACCTGGCTGGTGGTCAGAGTGAACCAGACCTGCTCACCCAATGCCTCGCTGGCCGCCGCGTCATAGACGATGGTGCGGTCCGGCAGGTGCACATACAGATGCTGGTGGTTCTTGTCGTTGCGCGCCTCCAGTTTCACCTGGGCCAGTTGCGCCTCGGTGTAGTTCAGCAGCAGAATGTCGATTTCCTGCGTGCTGATTTTCTGCGCTGTGGCGTTTGCGCCAAGGTAGATGCCTGGCTGCTCGTTACGGCCACTGCCTAGAAAAGCCACTGTCTCCAAGTAGACGCAGCAGCCAAACGTACCGATGACGCCCTTCTGAATCTGCGCTCCGTCGATGCGCTGGAACGGGAAAAAGTCGCCGCCCACGTTGTCGAACACCTCGATGGTGTTCCGGTTCAGTGCATAGACCTCGTTGCGAAGTTTGAGCAGCGCCACCACCGGATCAGGATCAACTTCGCTGGAGCCATACTTCAACGGGTTGACCTGGGTAGGATCAGTCAGTTCTGTCACCACCAGGCTGGTGCCATCAGTGGTCATGAAGTAGCCGTCCACCCACACCACATCAAGCACCACGCCCAGGTCTGGGTCAGTCACTTGCGTGAGTGCGCCGTTCCAGTAGTAGAGCCTGCCGCCAGACGCAATGGCCAGGCGGTCGAAGCTGTAGTCGAAGGACACCAGCGTGTTGACAGGGCCTCCCACATCGCCAAGCACGGTCACAGTGCCATTGCTGGCCACTGTCACCAGCTTGGTGCCCATGACGCGGTAGCAGACGCCGTTCCAGTTGATGCCGCCACGGTCAATGCCTGGTCCGGTGCCGTTGGCCACCAAGCCGTCGCCGGGCCTGAGAAAACCGTTGCTGATGCCAGACTTCTTCGGCACCGGCACAAGGTTGACCGGATAGGACGTGCGAATGTCCGGACCGTTGTCCGTGTATATCCCAGAAAGTATAGGCACCTGCATTACTTTTTTTCCTTACAGTTATCGAAGTGCCAGCGTTTCATAGCATTGCCTCCTGATATTCCGCAGTGCGGACAAGTGCTTATCGACTGAGATTTTCCTGTCATTGATGCACTATGTTTTGCTCGTTCAGATTCGCTTCGTTTTTGACCTGTCCGACTTTTATTTCCAGTGTGAGCAGCACTCATTTTTTGTTTTGTCTCGTCTGAATGCTTGTATCCAAGTGTGTTTTGAATGCCAAGACGAGATGCAGACATTTTTGCTTTCGCTTCGTCTGTATGACGTGAACCAGTTTGGGCGGCAGAAAGTTTTTTTCTGGTTTCTTCTGAAATTATTTTGCCGCGATGCGCTGCACCAACCTTTTCCCGCCATTCGGATGTTTTTACCCATCCAGCAGTCCCATCGCCTCCATCTGTCAAATTACAGAGTCTTACTCCAATTGCGCGAAGTTGCGATATGCGCTCTTTTTCAACCAAAAATGCAAGTTCTTCATCTACATCGCTGGCAACTATACGGACGCAGAATCCGCCTGCTTTGCGCTCCGTTCGCTGCCAAAATTCATTGCGATGATGATTGCTTCGAACTGTGCATCGTTTGCCTGTTCCCTTTCCAACATAAAAAATCGCACCTGTGTCTGAGCGAAGATGCTCATACACATAAAAGCGTTTTTCTGCTGATCTCATAGCTACCACTTCTCGCGATTACTCCAATACGCTGCGATCATCTTGCCTTTGGCAATGCGGGGTTGGAATGGGGCGCGAATGGTCATGTTTGTTTCTCCTGAAAATCAGCCTATACGGTACCAGGAGTTGGTGGCCAGCACGTAGCGCATGCGGAAGAAGTCCTCTGCCGACAGCGTGCCAGGTGCGCCGTAGACGTTGGCCGCGCCGTTCGGTGCCAGTGTGAAGGCCGTGATCTGCTGCGTGGTCGTGATCAGCACCTCGGTGCCGTCAGGTGTGCCGGTGTTCAGCGGAAGCGTGACGGTGCCAGCGGCCAGCGTGCCAGCAGGCTGGATCAGCATCCACTGCTGAGCAGCCACAGGCGTGGGCACAGCCAGGTTGAAGCCGGTGCCAGGCGTGTAGACGTTGGTGGCCAGCGTGGGGCTGGCAAAGGTCTGCTGGAAGTACTGCAGCAGCGCGCTGATCGGCAGACGCCGCGCGTCGCCGTTGTTCGGGCTGTAGATGGGCACCTGGTCGCCAGGCGATACCTGGGCCAGCAGCGGAAGTTGGTTGATCTGAGGCATGGTCAATCCTTTCAGTAGAACTGGATGGGGCCGTCCTGACCGGCCAGCACCGGATCAACAGGAGGACGCAGGAACGGGTCGTCGTAGACGCGCCATGGCTTGTTGCCAGCGCCGGACGGCATGGTCGAAGGCAGTTGCTGCTCCATCGGCACGGCAGCGCGCGAGAGCAGCGTGTTGTAGGTCTCCTTGGCCGTGGCCTTGGTCTCGGGCATGACCTGCTTGCCGTAGCCGGGAGCCAGCTTGATCGCCAGGTTCGTGATGATGGCCTCGTTGGCGCTGTCTGGCACCTCGGACTCGGCATCAATGTCACTGAACTGTGGACTGGAAGGCAGCGGGTAGCCCAGGCGAATGCCCAGCGCGTTCCAGGATGCCATCTGGGCATCCAGCCTGCGCAGAGCAGACTCGAACTGCTGCGGCTGCAGGTCAAAGGCGTAGGATGCCAGGCCAATCTCCTCGAACGCTGCTGCTACGAACTGGCGCTTGCTGTAGCCCATGTCACACCTCCTTGAGTGCTTCGTTGATCATGGCCAGCAGCTTCTCGTCGCTGGTACGCTTGCTGAACTTCAGGCCGAGTTCGGTGGCCTTGGCCACCATCTCAATGCGGGTCGGAGCAGCGTCGTCGTCTGGAACGACTGTCGGTTCTTCGACAGGTGCTTTTTCAACGACGGTCTGTTCAACATTTGCAGCGGCAGCAGCACGCTTGAAGGACGCACGACGCTCGGCGGGTGGCGCTGCCACTCGCACCTTGCGCACGCGCACCTTGCGATTGGCCAGGTGGCGCGAAGCGCTTTCCCCTGCTGCATCGAGAGCCTGCTCCAGCGTCAGATGCCAGCCGGACGCAAGGCGTGCGTCCAGTTGCTGTTGCGTGGTCGCCAGCATGGTGTCGTAGCTGTAACGGGCACGCCGGATGGAGCCAGGCGCGCGGTAGATGGAGCAGGGCAATGCGCTCATTTCTTGGCCTTCTTCGCCGGTGCTTTGCTGGGCTTGCCTGCAGCCTTCGCAGCCTTGCGCGCGACGTTCAGCGCGACGGCCACGGCTTGCTTTTGCGGCATGCCGGATTTCATTTCCTTGGCAATGTTCTTGCCGATGGACTTGCTCGAATAACCTTTGGTCAGTGGCATGGTGCCTTCTCCTGTTTGCGTTTTTCACGGGCCAGTTGCATGGCAGCCAGTCGCTTGGCCCTGACTTCAGGGTTTTGCCACGAGCTTGCAGTCTTGCCTGCAATTTTCTGCTTTGTCTCATCATCACGTGGTTCACGTTTGCGAGCTTTGGCAGCCGCGCTCATCTTTGCACGTGATTCTGGCGTTCTCTCATAAGCTGCAAGTTTCTGCTTTGTCTCTTCAGACATCGAGTAACCAGCCGCCTTGCGTTTATCCCAAACATCCTTGATGAACTCAGAACGCTTGGAACGCTTCTCATCCGTCCATGCCGCCTTCAATCCAGACGATACTCTTTCACGGTAACCTGCGTCCTGCCAAAGCCTTGATGCTGCATCAGACCAGGCCGATGTGTCATCAAACTTTCTGCCATTTGCCTTCGCCGCAATTTTTGCAGCCACTTCTGGATTCTTGGATGGTGCAGTTTCACCGCCATAGGCGACGTTGTACCCTTGTGGAGCCAACGTGCCTACAGCGATGATCGCTGCCTTTTCCGCTGCGTGAAGTTCGTCTTGCGTCTCGAACTCAGCAGCCACCGTTATTTCAGGATCGCCATATTTGCGCCACGCACAGTGCACAGGAAGCTGGCTGCCACTTTTGACAGACCGCTTGTGCTGTGCGATGCGGATGCTCATATTGCGTGCCGTTTGTCCGATGTATGCCTTGCCCGATGCGAAAACCAACTTGTACAGAATGTGCATATCATGCTCCTGATTAACTCAAGAGCATGATAGCACATTAGGCGGGATTATCCTGTTTAATTATTGATTCCACAGGATTATGCCCGACATCTCAGGCTGCTTGTTCACCACACCGAACAGCGTGTCCATGCGGTACTTGATGGTCATGCTGTCAATGTCGTAGAACTTCTGCATCACCAGCTCGATGCCCTGGTCGGTGGTGGCACGCATCACTGCGACGCCAGCATCGGTCGGGACAGCGTAGCGGCCGGGCAGGAGTTCCAGCGCATCGCGCTGCCAGAACACGTTGACGGCTGCGGTGTTCACGTTCAGGAAGGTGATGGCAGCTGTGTTCGAAGG